AATCTGCAATTCGATTTAACATATTTCTAAACGCATCAGATACGCTCATAGTTCCTCTGACAATTCCTTTGAAGGACTCTTCAAATCCTGTTCTTATAGCATTACTTAAATCAAGAACTTGTCTCATTGGGTTCATCAGTTCTCTTAACTCATCAGCAGGAGCATTAAATTCAGATAAATATTGCATTTGCTCATTTAGTCTTATCATGTTTTCTGTTACTGCAAAAGATTCTTTATTAGCCTCATTAAATTTTTCTGCAAACTCTCCTGTTTTCTTTGATATATAAGCCATTCTTTCTGCAACAGTATCATATTGAGATTTGTAATATGTTTTTTTTCTATTTTTAAATACAGCCTCAAAATCAAAATCGTCTATTTCGCCTTGTACAAAAGCCTTTCGTTTTTTGTCAAAAATTGCTTGTTGTAAACGTAATTGAGCTTTCAATGGACCTTCAGTTGCTAATGTTTGTAATAAATTATTTTTAGTTTCAAAACTAATATCTTTACTTAAATTTAAGATCTGTTCCAAGACTGATTCTGAATCTCTTAATCCAGCAAGAGTATTCACAGTTTCTCTATCTCCAAATGAGTCAATTAATAAGTCTCCAACTTCTTGTCCTAAATCTTTAAATTGAGCAGCCAATTCTAAAGCATCTTCTTTTGTTATGTTTAATTCTTTTGCTAATTCTTTAATTCTTTTTCTAGAGAAATCAGAAGAAACACCCATCGCTTCCATCTCTTCATCAAGTTTTCTAACGGCTTTTCTAAAGGCTCTGACTTCTTGAACTTGAGCAACAATAGCAGTAGCAGCGATAGAAGCAGCAAAACCTCCACCCATTGCTAAAGCTCCACCTAATCCACCAGCAACACCACCAGCAGCAGCAGAAGCAGGACCACCACCAAATAATAATGGAAAGCCACCACCGATTAAGGCACTTCCAATACCTCCTTTCAATCTTCCTGCTACTCCACCTTTCATAGCAAAAGGACCTGTAGGATCTGCTTTTGCTCCAAAACCCATTCGGTTTAAGAATCCTCCAACTCTTCCTCCACCACCTCCTCCTAAAGATTGAAAAGCAACTGCTCTATTTTGCTGAGACAAAAGCGAAGCTGTTTTTGCTGTGTTCTTCTCTATCTTTTTATTGTGCCTTGCTATTGACTTATCTATTGCCATCTGTGCTCGATCAACTGGAACGGGATTAGGTTGAAACTTTCTACTAAAAGCCCTAAATCCTGAACCCGATGCTTGTCTTGCAGCTTGACTTGCTGATGTATTTTGACGAACCACATCAAGTAAACTACCGCCTCTAAGGTTATTCATCAGAGTTCTTCTTTGATATAACTCTCGGTTGTATTGTCTTTCAACTTGAACTAACTGTCTTGCAGATTTGTAGTAACGATCAGTACCTATGGCTGCTTTGTCTAAATTAAGTTTTGCCTGTTTTAATACCTTATTTAAAGTTAAAAATGAATTTGGAAGAGTTTTGCTTTGTTTATTAGCAAGTTTATTTAAAATAGTAAGTTCTCTAGATGTTTGTGATATTCCTCTTCTTAATTCTTTTAATTGTCGTGAGCCTTTTACAGCAACCGCAATATCAACGCTATAATCAGCCACTTGCTATAAAAACAAAAAACATTTCTTATATCTTACCTCTTTCTACCTTTTAAAGCACTACTTCTTTGTGCAAGTTCTTGTTGTTTCTTATATTCTTCATCTTCTAATTCTGCAAAAGCAGCCCAAGCAACCATTTCTTCAATAGTTAAAGTTTCACATAACTCAGCTACAGTTTTATGAAGTTGTTTTGCAAGGCTAAATAAAAAATGCCAATCTTTATTCGCTTTTTAAGTCGGCTTTAGCCTGTTTTACCTCCTTATCAGCACCAGCTTGTAGCATTGCTAATTGTATTTGTTCAAGAATTGATGCTTCGATTTCTCTTCTGAGCGATGCTTTGTCTCCATCTTGAAAAAGTCTTGCACCTTCTTTATCTAATGCTTTTTCGATCATCATTTGCAAAGCATAATCAGCATTATCATCAGTTCCAGTTTTTTTCTGTATTGCCTCTCTTTCTGCAATAGTTAATGGATGCCAATAAACAGAAAAAATTACTTCTTCATTTTTAATTACATCATGCTTGTAAAGTTGAGAAACCCCAAACTTGTTTTTTAAAAGATCAACTGCTCTTGCCATAAATAATATAATGCTATTCTATTATACTACGCATTTGCAGAGAATTGACAAGATATTATACCAACAAAATGACTTCTATCCTCTATTTCCAACATAGTTGGGCCATTTATATCTTGTACTCTTGGCTTTACATTAAAAGTATCTGAATATCCTGGAGCGTTTACTGAAGTCAAGCCATCAATAACAGATTCGCTAATAGCAGACAAAACAGAAGTACCTTTTGACTTTGGAACATAAACATTACATTGCACGACTCCAGAATAAAAATCTGTAGCTGCACCTTGATTTTGTAATGTAGCTTGAGTGTAGTTAATCATCATTACTACATATTTTTTAGTTTTTCCTGGGGTTACAAAAGTTACGTTGTCATACACAACAGAAACAGTATTATCTGCTGCTATAACTGCATCTGTTACTGCTTTTTCAAAAGCTGCTCTGCTGTTAACTAAAGTCATTGATAATCCTTAATTTTAATTTCTGAAAGAGCAACACTCTCTTTAATTGATCCAAAACCAGGAGATTTTCTAGAGGCCAAGAACAACTTACCTTTTTTCTCTTTCATGTTTTGTTTAATTAATTGACCTAATCTTCCTTGAATAAAGTTTTGAATTTTACCTCCTTCTAAAGCATAGGCAGCATATTTGGCTCTGTTACCAATAAATACAGGTCTTTTAATATTAAATGTTTTTTCTACAGGAAATCTGGGTTGAATTTTAGGATTTGCAGGTTTAGTCGTAGCAATTTGTCTTTTATCTCTCCAGCCTTTAAAAAACTCTTCTGATTTTTGTCTTTTGATTGTTTTCCACGGGTTGAAATCTTCAACTCTATCTACTGCTTTTACACCCATCGTTTGAACCTTCCAACTAGAAGCAAAAAATCCTGTCCAAACAGGGCTATGTTTTTTAGTTGATAAATTTCTATGAATTTCTCTAATTAATCCATTAAAATCTTGATTTAACTGACTTTCAAGAGTACCAACTGGATCGCTTTTTTGTAATGGTTTTCTTTTAGCCACTAGAACCGCACCAAAATAGTATAAAGATAAACTTGACCACCTTTTTTAGTGTCAAGATCATAAATCTGTGCAGTTACATTAGATCCTGCATAACTTAAAGTAATTTCATCATCAAAATCAACTTGATTATCTCCTATCAAATCAGGAGTAATATATAATTTAGCTCTTCTCATTTCTTTTCCTTCGTCTTCTTCAGATTTTATAAATTCAACTGGAACGCTAATTGTGTAACTTGTATCAGTTGTCGTATAAACACCTGTGCTTGTGTTGTAAGAGCCTGAAGCCTTTTTTGTATAAGTAATAGTCGTATCAAGAGAGCTACCAAGATCAGCTACAACTTGTTTAGCCACGCTTTTTAATAATGTGTCTAATTGTCCTGCCATTATCCTCTAACTACCCTCATTTGAAAACTTCCTGCTCCGCCTAGCATATAAGCTCCAAGATAACTTTGTAACCACGGGTAAACATCTAAAATATTATTTATAGATCCAGTTCCTTGACTATCAGTATTATATTTAACCTGTATATCTCCTAATTGAACTTCAGAAAAATTACCATCTTTACCAGTAGTTCCTGTAATTGCATCAGTATCATTTGCCAAAGCTCTAGCTAATTCATATTGTGCATATTTAATTCCTTCAGGAATTTTAGAACAAGCTAATTCAACACCATCTACTTGATAATTATTTCTTGGAAACTTTAATGCCTGTCCATCATCACATCTATCTCCATAAAAAACTAAAGTATCAATCCATCTTGCAGCAGATATTAATGATCTTTTCTTTTGATCGTCTGTTTTATTTGTCCAAGTTGAAGAATCTGGGGAAGTATCGAAATAGTCGTTAGCTTCAGACAAAGTAACGTAGCTGTTAGCATTTTCTCCTTTTATTGTTGCGTTTATGGTAGCTGCCACGATTATTAAAGTAATTTAGTTTTATTGTAGCGTAAGGAAAAAACCCCACCAATAATTGATGAGGTTTGATGACCACTAATTAAACAATACTAAGGATTAGTACCAGTATCAAGTGGTGAGTTAACGATTAGTTCGACTATAGGAATTAAATCCGCATCGTATGTAATTGCCCAGTTGTTATCGTTAGCCAATAGAGCATTAGTTGGGTTATCAGTAGCAGCAGTCCACTTAGTTCCCATAACGTGATAAGCACTATGGTAATCAACAGACATAACATCTTGCTTAGATAAGATGTTTCTA